TTGTGTCAGTGATGTTAGTCTTAAATTTGAAGATTGTAAATTTTTTTACTTAACAAGTAAGAAGAAACATATTGGTAATATGATGAAGAATATATTAGGTACTGAACACATTGAATATAAAAATCCTATAGAAAGATTTGCTAATTTATCTACTTGGGCATTATCAATCATAAACAAACTAACAGAACCTAAAATTTTCATTGAAGGTTATTCTTATGGTAGTAAAGGTCAAGCCATATTTCAAATTGCAGAAAACGGTGGCATATTAAAGTATAGATTAAGTCAATACGATTATAGAATATTAGTACCAAGTGTAATTAAAAAGTTTGCTACAGGTAAAGGTAACGCAGATAAAAAGATGATGTATGAACAGTTTACGAAAGATACTAATACAAATCTAATGAAAGCCTTTGATATACCTACACTCAACAATCCAATAACAGATATAGTAGATGCTTATTATATAGCCAAAAAAGGTTATTTTGAAAGTAGAATATGTGGAACTTAAATGAAAATATTGAAAGCTAAGAATTATATAAAAGATATTGATTGTCCTTTGATTGAATTTAAAGTAAAAGATATAATGATATTGCCTAGTTTAAAATGGTTGAATAAAAGAATGGATAAATTTACTAAAAGTATTGAAACTCATGGTATGTTATGGCCTGTTATTATAACAGATTTAAAACACTATTGGCAAAAAGATAAAAATTGGCCTAAAGACGATAGAGGCGTATATAAAGAAGGCATGGCGGTACATACAGGTAATAAAAGAGTCTTGTATGCTAAGTTAAACGATTACGATTTGATAGAGGGATATTACGTGAAAAGTAGATTAGAAAAAGATAATATTTTAGTAAAAACATACATAACATCGGAGAACTGGCCAACATGACAACAGAAAATTTAAAATTAACTAAAGGCTGGTGGCTACCCATTTGGGACAAACATTTTGAAAAAATGTTAAGAGTGATTGATAACAAGTATGAATATCAGTATGAACAAAGAAAATATGCATTATCTTGGGTTAAAGATTTTAATTGCAATTCTATTGATGTAGGTAGCAATATAGGTTTTTGGTCTAAACAATTGGCTGAAAAATTTAAACATGTATATGCTTTTGAACCACATCCTGACAATAATGAATGTTATAAAAAAAATTTAAAAGATTATAACAATTATACAGTATATGAAATTGCCGTATCTAATGTAAGTAATAAAATATTAAATTTATATGTGTCACCCAATGAATGTGGTAACGCAAGTTTAAATAATTTTGGCGTAATGGAAGGTACAACCGATTTAAAAATAAACGCAGTTGATTTAAAAACAATACCTGTAAAAGTAGAAAAAATAGATGACTATAATTTAAAAGATATAGGTTTTATTAAAGTAGATTGTCAGAACCATGAACAAGAAGTTGTAGAAGGAGCTATACAAACTATTGACAAATATAGTCCTGTGTTATGTTTAGAACTTCCAATTAGAAATGAAAAAGAAATAAATTATAGAAATAATATGATAGAATATTTAAAAAAATATAATTACATTTATAGAGGTGCAAAAAACAAAGAAACAATATTTACAAGGTAAAATGAAAGTATTAATAATAACCAGTTTCAATAAAAAATTGTATGATGAATATGCATATAGGTTTGTAAATACTTATAATTGGCCTTTTGATTTAAAAATATATACAGAATTAAAATTTAAAATTGATAATGAAAAATTTGAAATAATAGAATTAGAACAAGATAGTAAAAATTTTGTAGAAAGAAACAAAAATAAATCCGTTAAAGATTTTTGGGTAGATGGCGTAAGATTTAGTTATAAAGTTTATTCAGTGATACAAGCAGCACTAAAAGAAGAATATGATATATTAATATGGGTAGATGCAGATAGTGTTTTCTATAAACCTTTGACACTAGAATTTATAAACCAAAATTTATTTAAAGAAAATTGTATGATGACCTACTTAGGTAGAGGTGAACATTATAGTGAATGTGGTTTTTTATTATGGAATTTAAAACATAAAGATGCACAAGATTACTTTAAAGAAATGAAAAGTATGTATAATAATGATCTTATATATAATGAGAGAGAACAACATGATAGTTATATATGGGACCTTGTAAGAAAAAAATTTGAAAAAGAAAGAGGCACTATGAATATAGATATAGGTGATAAAAAAGTAGGACATGTACAAGCTAGGTCAATATTAGGAAGTTTATACGATCATACAAAAGGACCTAAAAGAAAAACATTAGGAAAAAGTCCTGAGGCTAGAATATGATAAACATTTTTGTAGGATATGATAGTAATGAAAAGATAGCACATCATGTGTTAACGGAAAGTATATTAAGACGCAGTACAAAACCAGTTGCAATTACACCAATATATTTACCAAACATTAAGGATGACTTTGTAAGAGAAAGAAACAATATATCGGCAACAGAATTTTCATTTAGTAGATTTATTATACCTCACCTTATGAACTACCAAGGGTGGGCTTTGTTTATGGATTGCGATATGTTAATGATGGCCGATATTGCAGAACTATGGCGACTAAGAGATGACAAATATGCCGTTCAAGTATGTAAACACGATTATACACCTAAAGATGAAACAAAATTTCTAGGTCAAGTACAAACAAAATATATAAAAAAGAATTGGTCTAGTTTTATGTTAATGAATTGTAAAAAGTGTACAACATTAACACCAGACTATGTAAATAAGGCCAGTGGTTTAGAATTACACCAGTTTAAGTGGTTAGAAAATGAAGAACTAATAGGTTCATTACCATTAGAATGGAATTGGTTAGTCGGCGAATACCCTTATAAAGAAGATGTTAAGAACGTACATTATACGGATGGTGGCCCCTATTTTAATGACTATAATACTTGTGACTATTCAAGCGATTGGTACAACATTTATACGAACACAGTAAAAATACAAATACAAAAATGATTTATGGTTTCGGCACAAGACCAGCTACAAATAGTGTTATTGAAAATTTTTTAAATGGTAAAGAACACCATTATTTTGGAAACGCTAGAAACGTACAACCTTTTGAAATGAGTTTTTGGCCAAATTTCATTTGGCATAACTGGATAGAACAAAAAATTCCTATTGCAGTTTTCGGAATATTAAGAGGCACTGAACAATTATTATGGAGAGCACAAGAAAACAAAATAAATTATTATTATATTGACCATGCATATTTTTTCAGAGCAGATAAACATATTAATAATAAAATAACAAAAGACAGAAATTATAGAGTTTGTTTAAATACTGAACATTTAAATTATTTAACAAATAAAAACTTAACACCTGATGATTATAGAAGAATAGAAAAAAATAAAAACTTATTGTTTCCTAGAAATATAACAAGAAAAAAAGGTAATAAAATTTTAGTTTGTCCACCTTCTTATGCTATAGGAAGATTTTATAAATTTGAACAAGGTGTGCAAACTTGGATAGATAATACTGTTGCGGTGATTAAATCTCAAACTGACAAAGAAATATTATTAAGATTTAAAGATACTAAAACGCCTTTGATGCAAGACTTAGAGGATGCTTATTGTGTTGTAACATATCAATCAACAATGGCTATTGAAGCTATATTAAATGGCGTACCCGTATATTGCGACAAATCATCATCAGCAGCTCCTGTTTCCAATACACATTTAAATTTTTCTGAAACTTATTTTCCTACTTACAGTGAAATAGAAAATTGGGTAATTAATCTATTAGCAAATCAATTTACTACACTAGAAATGAATTATGGTGTAGCTTTAGACACAATAAGCAGATTACAAAAAGACAGTTATATAAAATGATAACAACACACTTTATAAATTGGGATAAATGTTTATCACACCAGATATGGCCTGCCATTACTAAAGGTTGGCCTGACACAGACAAACACGTACACTTCTTTTGGGGATTAGCAGGCAATAACGTTAAGAAGATTAAGGAAGTATCTGATAAAGGAGAAGAATGGTGGTATATAGATACTGGTTATTTTGGCATGCCTATTAAAAGATATCCTGAACCTATGATATTAGATAAGAATAAAACTTATTTTAGAATAGTCAAAGGAAAATTACATACAACTAGAGGTAAAGTTGGTACAGGCCAAAGATTAAATGAATTAGAAAATAAAGGTATAGACGTAAATTTTAAAGGTTGGAATACAGGCGATACTAAACATATTTTATTATGTCCATCTTCGCCTACAGTAACATATCATATCAATGGTATAAGCCAAGAAGAATGGATAAAAGAAGTCACAAGTACACTTAAACAGTTTACACAAAGAGAAATACGAGTGAGAAATAAACCAAGACCTGATAATCAATGGTGGGGAACAGATATTAAAGATGAACTTAAAGATTGCCATTGTTTAATAACTAATATGAGTTTGTCAGCCATAGATGCAGTAATGAATATGGTGCCAGTTATATGTCATACAGATAACATAGTATCACCTATTGCTTCACACGACTTAAAGTTTGTAGAGAAGCCATTAAGACCAGGCCGCAAGACAATGAATGAGTGGTTAAAATATGTGGTCGAAAATCAATTTACTTTGGAAGAAATATCTAATGGTACAGCATACAAAACACTAAAGGAACAAGATATATGATAAATGTTTGTTGTGTATATTATGGTAGCAAATATAAACCAGAGTATGTACAAAAATTATATAATATGGTTAAAAGACACCTTACGGTACCTTTTGAGTTTTATTGTTTCACAGACCATGTTAATCTATTTGATTTGGTTTATGGTAAAATACATTTTAAATCATTTCCACGACACGATATGGAAGGTTGGTGGAATAAATTACAACT